GCCGCTATTGAAATAAAGTCAGTCATCTATAAATTTAAATTTAATGACTCAATTAATCACAAAGGAATTGAGTCGTCCAGGTATCATTTTGGCGTTGGCGCTCAAACCGTAGGGGATATTCTTAGAAAGCATGGTTTAAATCCTGAGCAATATGCTTTTTGGTGTTACGATGAATGGCCTGACGTATGGGATGAAGAGGTGATAACTGAAGAGAGCACAGATCCTGATACAGGTGAGAAAATTTATTCTCAATATAAAACAGGAAATATGATTCTTGTAAAAAAAGCAGGAGGACGATACGGAATTCGCTATGATGAATTAGCCATGTTTATATTAATGTCAATGTAATAATAAATGCAATAACCCCGAATAAAACAGCGGGGTTATTGTTATTATAATAATGCTCTTAACTTCTTAAATGATATTTATATGCACTTAGATTATTAAATCTATATTATGCCTGTTATTTATGTGTTCTGTTATATGTTTTGCAGGCTCTGTTGGCAGCATTAAAGGAAATTGTATTTATGGCGAAATAGCTGGTATCGTGTTTTTATTGTGTGTAAAAATAACAGACTGCATATATTATTGTATAAAGTTTTGGAAATGAAAACGCTCAAACTTACCGCTGTGGATATGTTTTGACCATCGCGAATTGAATTGGTAATATTGGGTAACAAAAAACCATAAATGGTTTATCATGCGTAATGCTTTACTGTTCAGGAGGTAGTTATGCATATAAACGGTGGAAAACATGTCAGCTCAACTAACCAGTGAAACTTTAAATCAGTGGCTTAGCATGAGTTCTTTGGCGGCAGTGATAGCAGGAGTTCCTCCTGAGGTTGCTTTGGGGTCTTTGGCTGGGGCGGTGATTTTTGTTACCTCTGCGGTAGAGTATCCCATTCATCGTCGCGTGCTCTTGTCGATGCTTAGCTTTCTCTGCGGACTTCTATTCTACAAACCAGCAGCATCAATTCTTATCGGCATAGCCAGCCTGATCCCTACAATCACACAGGATTCTTTCGAGAAAGGGATTGTTTTCTCTGCCGGTGCATTTGTGTCAGCAATCGTCGCTGTGCGAATTGGGATCTGGCTCTATCACCGTTCCGATAATCCACGCGAGTTAATTCCGGGGAGAAAAGACGATGGTAACTCATGAGCTTTTTTTGCTTATCACCAATGCGGTTATTTGCGCCGGTATAGCAGTTCGAGTTGCCACATTTCGGAGAAACGGTTCTCAACACAGGCGATGGGGTGGGTGGCTTGCTTATTTCCTGATTGTTGCTGCGGCCAGCATTCCAGTTCGTGTCGCTTATGCAATCTGGTTACGCACGCCAATGGCTGTGGATTTATCTGAGGTCATTATCAACGCTGTCATGCTTGCCGCGGTTATTAAAACACGCGGTAACGTTGTTCAGATTTTCAAAATATCGAGGTCTAAATATGGAGATTAAACAATTCCAGCGAGCTGCTGGTATTAGCGAGGCGCTGGCCGCACGCTGGTTCTCGCATATAACTTCTGCGATGAAAGAGTTTGGTATCAGCAAACCAGAAGATCTGGCAATGTTTATTGCTCAGGTCGGGCATGAGTCTGTGGGCTTCACCCGGTTGCAGGAGAATTTCAACTACAGCGTCAGCGGACTGGCTAACTTCGTTCGGGCTGGGCGTCTCACTCAGGGGCAGGCTAATGCACTGGGGCGACGTGCTGGTGAGCCACCATTGCCACTCGAGCGCCAGCGAGCGATCGCCAATCTGGTGTACAGCAAACGCATGGGGAACAATGCCCCTGGTGACGGCTGGAACTACCGTGGGCGCGGACTTATCCAGATTACCGGTTTGAATAACTATCGTGACTGTGGAAACGGTCTTAAGGTTGACCTGCTGGAGAGTCCTGAACTGCTGGCGCAGGACGAATACGCGGCTCGTAGCGCGGCGTGGTTCTTCTCCAGCAAAGGCTGCATGAAGTATACCGGAGATATTGCACGTGTAACTCTGCTTATCAATGGTGGCCGGAACGGCATTGATGACCGGCGCGCGCGATACATCACTGCCAGTAAGGTGCTGGCGGTATGATATGGGCATTCGCAAAAGCATACTGGAAACAGTTGGTTATCATGGCGATGCTTGCTGTTCTGGTCATATCAGGAGTTGTAGCCTGGAATGCACACGGCAGTCGTCAGTACGATGCCGGGTATGCGCAGGCGAAGGAAGACCGCAAAGCTGAAGATGAGATAGTTCGTCAGCACTACGAACAGGAGAAATCGATCAATGAACGTGAAGCGCAGCAGAGGATCGACCAGGCGCGCAATGATGCTCTTGATGCTGCCGCTCGCGCTGGCCGGTTGCAGCAACAACTCTTTGCCATCCGTGAGCAGCTCAGGCAGTATAACGCCATTGTCGGCGCTGGGACGTCAGCCGCAGACACCGGAGTTTTGCTTGCCGACGTGCTCAGCAAATCTCTCGAGAGAAACAGACAACTGGCAGAGTATGCTGACCGGGCAGCCGAAGCCGGAAGAGTCTGCGAAAAACAATACGACACCCTGACCAGATAGCATGGCATTTTTCATGGTACTGATTTCCGGTGACGGTATATAAAACGGTACTAGAAAAATGAAGTTTTGGAAAAATGTTATCACTCAATTGGTTATGATTGTCGTAAATAATTGAGTGGGAATGATTTTGATCCCTGCACTATGAATGAACAAAACCCTCTGTTACTACAGAGGGTTTTTTATCTTCAAGAATTATAGGCTTGAAGTTACTTACATCGATTAATTAAACCAGCTGTCCGATTTGTTCTCTTCTGCTTTGCCCACGCTTTTCATCAGATCGCGACCGCCTTCAGTCATATTTCTGTTTGCGTCAGCTTCAGATTGCACCACATCGGTTTGCGCAGCTTTGTGCTTCAGTTCCTGATCGATAAATTCGTTTTCGCGCTTAACGCGGGCTTCTTCTTTCGCCAGTGCCAGTTTTTGTTTCTGAATCTCTAAGCTGCGTAGCTCATCTTCATAACTTTGATCGCGTTTTTTGTCCGCAGTGGCTTCGGCGTCCAGTTTATCCTGACGAGCTTTCTTATTTGCCGCTGCCGTTGCCGCTCTTTTATTAGCCGCGGCCTGGGCGTTTGCGCGACGTTGCTTCTCTTGCTGGATTTCCCTGTTGCGCTCCGCGACCCATTCGTCATGCTGCCTTTGCTCTTCATTTTTACCTTGCTGTTCCGCTTCTGCGACAGCCGAGAGTTGATCCTGCAATGATGAGGCGATAGCCGGATAGCTAAAGGAGGCTAAGATGGCGCAAAGAAAAACTTTCTTCATGACTCCTCCTGATTATTAGCTCTTTTCAGGACATTTGGTATTTGGCTGAATACGCGTTTCGTTATACGTCGTGGTAATAACAACGGCTAAACCTGTCGTAAACTGGCACTCTTTACCCACCTGGGTGGAGGTATACACTTTGGTGCCTTCCTTATACGTTAGAGAAACACCTTCCACTAAGGTTTTATCATTCACCATAGAACCCGCTGCCGCGCCAACAGCTCCGCCGCCAACTGCACCTGCCGTCGTTCCGGAATTGCTGCCAGACCCCACGTTGTGGCCGATTACACCGCCAGCGACTGCACCAATAAGCGCGCCGAAGGCTTGTGCGTTTCGTTTATTTTGGGAGTTGTCTACGGCAACTTTTGCGGGAAGAATGGAAATAATATTAACGGTTTTAGTTTCTTGTTTGGTATTCAGTTGATCGGTTTGATAAACATCGGCGGCATGATCATCAGCATTTGACTGGCATCCTGCCAGAGTGAATGACGCTAACATTGCCACAGGCAGAAGACATTTTTTAAATTTCAT